CCAACCAAAATTAAAGTCAATTAAAATAACGGGGGTGGAAACGCCCCCGTTTTTATTTATAATTAAATATGCCTTTATATACCTACAAGCATCCTGAGACAAACGAACATAAAGACGTTTTTCAGTCTATGAATGAAGAGCATATTTATGTAGATGGTTTTGGTATCGAGTGGAAACGGGTCTATTTTGCCCCTAATGCCTCTATCGACTCCAACATTGATCCGTTCAGTCAAAGGCAGTTTACGGACAGTACAGGAGGAAAGAAGGGTAGTGTAGGTGACATGTTTGATTACTCAGCGGAGATGAGTCAAAGACGAGCAGAAAAATCTGGAGGAAAAGATCCGCTTAAACAAAAATACTTCGATGATTATGCGGCCAAGAGAAATGGTCAACGTCACATGGCAGAGAAGAAACAGAATTACGAAAGTAAAAATGTTAAGATTGAATATGATTAATTAGTCAACTCATGACTAAATGATAAAGAGTAAGTCATGTTGTCATTGACATTCATTTGGTAGGATGAACTTTCCAGCCTGAGACTAGAGAATGAAAACGTATTCTTGAATGCCTCACCAGTATCCACCACTTCAACTTCAAACCTATATTCAGACTCATCGTCTATTAACTGAGCTATCTCACCTGTTGCTAATCCAGATACTAAAAATTGTAAATCAATAGAGGAGGTTAGTGGGTATTGGACTTTTCTTCCATAGGGGTAATCACTTCCCAAACCAAATAAGTCAACCCTATTGATTGGGATGTTGAATGAAAAAGACTGAATACTCGCATCGCCACTAATAGTAGATCCACCAATCTGCAAATTTTGAAGACTTATGTTTAAATCACTAGGCGAACATAGTGGTGGTTTAAATCTATTAACTGATGTATAATCTCCAAAACCGTTTACTTTTGCATCCTCTAGGTTAACAGTGCCAACATTTGTGTTGTTACCTGATTGTAAATTAATAGCTGGATTTAAAGTCTGATCAAAAGAACCCGTCTCCATCCTGATGTTTGAGCATTTATAAGATGTGGATACAACTGGAGGAGTGCCTATTGAAAACGCCAAAGAATAGTTTGTCAAAAAAGCGTTTCCAATTGAAATGACTTCTGACTCATTTCCTAGATTTGCTATTGCAGAGACTTCATTAGCAATCATGTCAACAGACTGATGTCCATTATTTACTATATAGAAGTTTTGATCTTGGTTATCATAACCATTGAAAAAAGTTGACTTGCTGGCCCCAGTTTGATCATTGATTAAACCCAACATGTTTTCATTTAACATTGCTGGTGTATAATAATAACTAATTCCTAGATCTACATCAGGCATTCTAGTAATATCATTAATAATTAAATCATTAGATCCAAGCTGTTTTGATTTCTGCCTCTGTTGAGAAAAACCTACAGAAACACCTTGTACGGCACTCATGTAAGCTCCACTCATGGTGCTACCTGTTCTGTTTGCACCTGTGAAAGCGGGTCTCTGACCAACGATCACAATTGAATTATTACTTTTTAAAATATTTCTAGCCATATTAAGTTCCTGTTGGGATTACACCTAAAACATCCTCGATCAAAGTTACTGATAAATCATGAGAATTGAAATGCTTCCAAGTATGAGTCCACTCTGGGCAATACATGGCTTTTGGTTGATTATATACGGATTCTAAATCAACTCTAAATCTTCTATATCCAGCTTTGTTTTCTAAGAAATGAAGCATAGATTTTAATTGTCTGTCGGATATATCTGTGAACTCATAGTTGATCAGGAAAGATGCATTGTTGTCTTTAGTCTTCACTCGCTGCTTGAATGAATTCCTAAACTCAAGAAGCTCATTCTTCAAAGTTACATCATTTTGAAATCCAACATCAGGCCGATAAAAGAATCTTTGCGACCAAAAAGAATTTTCTCCAGTAGGAGAGTTGTGGATGTTCGACGCATGATCCCCAGTACAGTAATAATAGTTATTTAATAGATTCTTATTTACCCCTGTGTATACAACATCAAACTTATTGTAAGTTGAAGAAGCATCCCAGTTTCTAAAACCTGTATTGACAAAATTCATACCTGTCCAATTGAATAAGTTAGGAGCTTGATCAATGTTATAAGATACAGCTACTTCATAATGTTGATTATTCATATGATTGATAGCATAATTATCAGATATTCCAGATACATTTTTATATATGCCACTATTGTCAATATTGACTTCAAACATCTCAGTGCCATTTTTACTTTCAATAAAAGATGCTAGCTTACGAGAATTAGTTTCATTAAGGTCATACCTAACTTCATACTTAGCCTCTAAGCTATTCATTGAGAAGGGTATCATGTTAATTTGATAATCGTCCACCTCATATAGAAAAGCCCTAGATTTAAATGAAACCTTCGACCCATATACAGGCGTAAGATTAAGATCTTTATAAGCCGACTCAACGACTACACCCGAAATATTTTCATCTCTATTGTAGAATAATTCAGAACCCATGACCAATATAATTTATATTTAAAATAGCGGAACCATTATCAGAAGCTGATATAGATTCACTTACCACTGTGGCATTAGGAATCGTTAACGCATTAAGATTTGTCCCATCCCTGCCATCAATATCAAAAGAAACAGTATCGCCCTCTCTACCTGATAAAAAAGTAAAAGAATTATCAGGAATAGTTTCATCAACTTCAATTTGAACCTGAGCTGTATATTCTATTGGAGGGATAAGCTCGACAGAAACGGGAGTTTTACTACCTATTGAAAAATGAGGTTTTCTGTTCATTTTAATCGCGTAATCAAAGCCGATAATTCTATTCGTAGTAGAACCCTTGCAAGTTGCGCTAATTGATCCTTGAGATGGGATGCGGATAGTTAACTCATTAGAACTTAAGTCTTCTATGGTCTCATTGGATGAATCCATCTCATCAAAAATAGAAATAGAAGCGTTAACTTTTGGCACAGATCCTACCGCACAATTGACAGAATACGAATCTAAGAACCCACTACTAAAGCCATATGCATTTCCTCCATAAACAATTTGACCAGCCATAGCACCCAAACCAGTATAACTTAAAATAGGATCACCGTATATGAGATGCCTAGCGATAGAAAGTTTTTGCTGAGTAGCCCCGCCAGCAGCAGTTAAGCCCCTACTTGATCCCAGAGGCTTAATAGTATTTGCGCTATTAGAGTATGATAAGTCTACAGAGCTAATACCAGAAATATGGTACGAAGCTATGTTTACAGCTACTTCGTCATTTAATCTTGATCCAAACATTATCTTCTAAGTTGTCCTCCTAATCTTTTTTCATCAGCAATTACTTGCTTAACAGCAGTCTTAATCTTATCAGACAGCATCTTCTGTTGATCGGTAGCGTTTTGACCTTGAGTTTCGGTTTCAGCTCCATTCGATCCATTAATTGTTATGTTGATATCTCCTGTGGATTGAGATGTTTCGGTTGCGATAATTAACTCATCAAGTTTGGAGACGAGATCGGTGTTATCACCAGTTCCAGCCCCAGAGTTCAATGCTTGTAAATTACCTGCTCCAATGTTCCTTGTGGCGGCAGCGTTCATGACGAACTCTCCACCTGAAAGCATCGCAGGAACTGTATCAACTCCTCCAGCAGCAGGGATTAAGCCTCCTGTAGCGAATGATGAATCAGCGCCAACCGCTTTAAGCTGCGCTGGAGTGAAATCAGCCCAGTTCTCCATATACTGTCCATTTTTAAACGGCATGAACGTTGGACTACTTGACCCGCCTACGGAAGGACCGCCTACGGGAGGTAACTGATCTACCCGAAGAGGTGGGTTCCCTCCTGAGTTAGAGTTGAAAGCCATTCCACCCGCGCCCTGATTAACGATCTGAGCTTGAGGGGGGCCACTTTGGAACCCTCTTCCTGAGAATATATTCTTTAAACCTCCATAACTAGTTCCTGCAACATCAAACCCTGTGAACGAAGACTTTAATGATTCAGGAATGCTCGCCCCAGCATCTCTCGCGGCCTTAAATCCAGCTCCCATAGACTTCATAGCAGCGCCAGCAGCAAGACTAATTGCGCCAGCCTTCAGAGAATCCATCAAACCCTCTTTGTTGGCTTTTTGTTGCGCTTTAGCTTGCGCCCTAGCGTCCATTTCACTAACAAACAGACCAAAAGCTTGACGCTTAGCATCTTGAACCTTCTGGAACTGAGGACTGTTTCTACGACCAAACATACTAAGCCTACCACTCTCAGCGTCAAGAAATGCTCCACTACTATCAATAGTATCTCTATTCATAGCTATCGGGGTTTGAGTAGCGAAAGACAAAAGGTTTTTCGCTCCAACAATTTTCCCAGCGCCATTCATACCCGGGGTGGTGAACATCCCTTCACGATCTCTAACTTGTCCCCCTTTGGAGAAACCCTGCATAGATCCAGTGTTCAAGGCAGACATGAATCCCATGCCATATTTTTTAACAGCCTTTTTGTTCATCACGAACTCACCACCCATAAGCATCGCTGGAACGTCATCTTTTGTTCCTGAGCCACCCCTGATGGGGCCACCAGCCTGTTTACCAATACCAAATCCACCAAGGAAATCATTAACGGCGCTATCCATAAACGCACGACTCATTGTGGCGAGGAAATCCGCAGCAGTGCCAAGTAATATATCTCCAAGATTCTCTCCTTTTTGAATTGCGTCTAACATTGCGTCACCAATGTTGTGAGCGAACTGAAAAGATGAATCTGCTAAACTTTGACTTAATCTATCTGCATTTTCAAGATCTGTTGGTACTAGTTCAAAAAACCTTGTGCCAACGTCTCGCTCCATAGTAATCCTTCTAAGGTTAAGCCCAACATTTCCCCCTTGATCTTGAGCTTGAGCAAGACGACGAGCTT